TCGGTCGATGCGGCGGCTTCGTTTGATGCTCACCGAGAAACGCTGATGTCTCAAGATGCGCGATGTGACCAGTTGCTTGCTGAATGAGTCGCGTGTAGTAGGCATTCTGCTTAATCAGCGAGGCACACAATGATCGCACATCCCTGTCGTCTGGATGAATCAATGCGCTACGTGATTGCGCTTCGATGCGCAGTTCTTCTTCAATGGTCCATTTGACCATCATCCAGTCACCCCATGTCATGGTGTCATATCTTCAGTCCATGCTTCAATCTTAGATTGCCGCTCATCCGTCCACGATGACTGCAGCTTGAACCATTGCCGCCAGTGTTCACTGCCTTTGCTGCGGTTGCATTCGCGGCAGGCTGGCACAAGGTTATTCACGACGGTGTTGCCGCCCTTGTGTCGTGGCTTGACATGATCCAAGGTGTCGGCAGTGGCATCGCAATAGGCGCAACAGTGTTGCCATGCTTCAAAGATCTGCTGCCTGAATCGTTGCTTTGCGGAGCGCTTGGGGACGAGGGATGTGCCATCAATCTGATGATCCACGCAACTCCGGGATTGGTAGGACGTTGACCGAGAGGCCCAGGATGTGATCGTTAGATGGAGCCAATTCTGTTAGGCGAGAAACGAAATCATCGCTAACAGTTTCGGGATCGTCGTCTTCGCTTTCGACGACGATGGTGTACTCGATCTCTAGGACGTACTGCCTCATACGGTAGGAGTGCAGGTGATTTCAACGCCTCCGCGATGGCGCGGGCGCAGTGTAAGCCAGATTCCGCCGAGTGACTTCGGCATCACGATCCGTTCCACTGCCCAGCCGCCGGTTCCTCCAAACTCCTGCTTGTAGGTGCCGCACTGGACGTGCCAGCGCTGCTCTACCCAGGCGCGGCCGTTTTGATCGACGCGATAACAGGAATGTGCGACGACACTGCGCTCATGGTTGTGGCCATTGACCAAGACATCAGCGTCTGGAGCGATTGAGGCATAACGGCCACCGCCCATGGTGCCTTTGGTGATGATGCCGCCCCAGGCGCCGTGATGGAAGAACAACATGCAGCGCCTGGTCTTGCTGTTGCCGTCCTGCGTAAAGCTGAACCTGATCCAGCCTTGATAGCCCATGTGCTCGATGTTGCTGCCGTTGTTGCGCATCAATCGCACAACATTTTCTAAGGGGTCTATCTCCTGGTTGTTGCTTACGGCAGTTTCATGATTGCCATCGCCTGCCATGAGGATGATGTCTTGCCATGGCTTGAAGAACTCAGCCGCCTCACTAAATACAAGGTCGAAGTAGTTGCCGCCTAAATGTTCGGGACGGATGTCGCCCTTGCTTGCTCGGCGGTCCTTTTTGCCTTGCATCAGGCAAAGCACATCTCCGAACATCAGGACGTGGCCATTCTGCGCGCGGCACTCGTCGAGATGCTTGGCCAGCAGCTTGCGGTCACACTTTGGGTTGTCTAAGTGAATGTCACTTAGCAGCAGGAATGTAGCTGTTTCGGTGAAACCTGCGTAAGGAATGCGCAGCTCTAGAAGCTCTGGCGTCTTGCGAATAGAGGTGATGTCCACAAGACGGGGCTCCGTGTGTACTTAGCCTAAGGGGCGTGGCTTACAAGCATCGCCCAGCCGGTACCGGGGCCATCCACCTCCCAGCGGCGCAGCCAATTCTTGCGGCTGTAGGCAATGCCTGCACCTTTGCTGTGGTTGACGTAGCCGCCGTTCACCATGTCGGCCTCGCCGTTCGGATCATTGTGGACGTAGGCACCGCTGGTAGAGCCGATGATCACGGACCAGTGGCCGCCTCCGGTTGGTGCGCCGACAGGCCCTTTATGAAGCCAGCCCACCATCACGGGGCGCCCGGCTTCGAGCTCGGTCTCGATCACGGCAGGGTTGCAGTTGGTCCGTAGCCGTGCGGTTAGCGCCAAGGATTGCAGCGCCTTGATCTGCGCTTGCGCGTTGGTGGTGTCGCCGTAGGTGGCGCGGATCTTGTTGTAGGCATCGTCGCTGGTGACCTTGCCGTAGAAGCGGGCCACCATGGCAGCGCTACTGCTGAAGCACTCGCGGTAGCCCGTGCCTGAGCGGTTGTCGTTCTGTGCCTCATACGGGACGCGCAACAAAATGCCCTGCTGTTGCAGTTGCGGTGCGCCCTTCTGCCACAGTGCGCCTTCGGCCTTCCGGCGGCGCAGCAGGCCAGCCTCAACGGCACTGCCAGGGTTGCGGTAGAGCAGCAACGCAGCCGGTACAGCGCTCCAGTCCTTGTCACGCAGCGCTGAGCTGATGGTGTCAAACCCAGCGCTGCCGTAGAACCCAGTGCCGAGGTTGTAGGCGAAACTTACAAGTGCGCAGCGCTGCGGATCGCCCATGCTTGCCCAATGCGGGATTGTGCGCAGGCGGTCTGCGATGCGGTCCACCTCCAAGCGAAGCAGCATGTCAGCTTCGATGACGTTGATCTTGTCGCCGCGCTTGACCGGATCGCCGTTGCCGTAGCGCGTGGTTCCGTAACCGATCGTCCACGGATCGCCGCCGCTCAGCGGATCGGGGTAGGCGCTGAGGTGGCAGCCTTCAAACTCCTTGATGATCTGGATCGCATCAGCCAGGTCGGTCTGCTTGCCTGGGACGCTCCAGGTCTTGAACCATGGCTGGTCGCGGTTCAGCAGTTGCGGGGCGCGCTTGTTGATGGCGGCCTCGAGCTCGCTGATCGATGCCAGCTGGTGCGGCAGTCCCTTGAAGTACCGAAACAGGTCAATCAGCCGCAGTGGTTGCGTCATGGCCGTTGGATTTGCTGCGGCATGGACTGCCGGTAACTGAAGGCGCCCTTGATCTCAGACCAGATGATGGGGCTGAGCATTGCGGCCACAACGGCAAGGATCACGACTTGCCCCATGCGCGTCTCAAGGCGCCCAACACGGACGCCTAATCCGCTCCGCTCAGTCTTGTCGGAGATGGCGGCATCAAGCAGCTGCTTGAGTTGGCCTTCCAGTACGCCGATGGCGCGGAGGATCTCGCCGTGCGTTGGCTCAGTCACCGCTTGCGGGAGGCAATGCCACGCAATGCGCCGAGGATCAGCTGGGTCCAGCTGTTAGCGCGAATGCCAGGCACGATTGCCAGCAGTTCAGAGCCAGCCAGCAATGCCACGGCGATGCTGGTGATGTCTTCCGGTGTCATCGAAAGTTGTCAGCTGCCGACAGTCTAATTCTGGAGCGTGAGCGTGCTGGCCGCCAGGGAGAAGGTGCCGTTGCTGGTGGTGATGTTGCTGTTGAAGTCGTTGTAGGCAACCAGTTCATCAGCACTGCTGGCACCACCGCGGGATTTGTAGTACACCGCGCCGCGTGCGGTGATGGTGCTGCTGGTCCAAGAAACCGCTGCAAACTGAATGGTGACCTTGTCGTTGGCGGTGTCCTTGGTGACAGTGACAGGCACGCTGATGCCACCGGCGGTGTAGCCCGTGCCACTGACTTCATTGGTGACGCTGGAACGCTTGAGGTGCGTGTCTTTGTCTGGTGTGTAGCTGCTGGTGACCAGCATCACTTTGAAGCTGTCGGTGTCGAAATCGATGGCGTTGCGCGCCATGTCATCGATGCAGGAGTTGTAGACGAAGGAAGCCATCAGGGTGCAGGCGGCTGCGGCCAGGTGATGTCGAATGGATTGGCAGCATCGGCCAGATCGCGCAGGGCCTGGCGGTAGGTGGCCCAGGCGTCACGATCAGCGCCGAGGTCGTAGTCAGTAATCTGCGTCCAGTCGCAAGACTGCAGCAGCTCAATGCGCCGTTCGCGGATCCTGGCGTGCTGCGTTTGCAGCTCATCGAAGCTGTAGGGGCGCACGATGTACTCAAGCGCCTCACCGTCCCAGTCGATTGTTTCCAGCTTCGGGTTGCACTCGGGGCGCTCGTAAGGGCCGCTGTAACCGGCACGCTCCAGCTCGTCAGGCGTGAAGGTGGCGCGATCTGTGCGGGTGGTTCCGTCCGCAAAGCGGATGCGGTGCGGCAGGGGTGCTGGGGTGGCTTGGCGGTGGGAGTAGAGGGTGCTCATAATTTGTTGTCGTAGGCACTTAGAACGCGAGCGTTGGGTAGGTTGGTCGCGTAAGCGGAGCCGTAAATCCGAGCACTTGTGCTGTTATAGGGCACACAAAATACGCGGCCATCTGACAGCAACACGCCACCGGCAAATGCACTAGATCCTGGATA